GTTCCGAACTTATTCAATCTGACGTATACACTCACGATTAGCAACTTCAATACAGGCACCGGCGTCATCGCATTGACGGGCGGCGCAGGCGTGACGCTATTCGGCACCACTTCAATTGCGGTAGGCGCAAGCCGAACATTCGTCGTACAGGTTATCAGCAGCAATGCTGTGACGATGACAAGTGTTGGAGCCGCAAACGCAAGTTAACTAACCCTAGCGGGTAATTTGCAGATTCAAATTAACGCCCGATAGGGCAGAGGAATTTCAAATGGCTAAGAAAGTAATGGACAAGATGGACAAGGGCAGCGAAGAGTACGTGAAGGGTCGGCGCGCTGGCGTCGAGGGAACGTACGGCGAAGATCGTCCTGGCAACAGCGCCGAGAAGACGATTTTCCCCGCCGGCAATAGCTTAGGCGGCGGCGAAGATTCCCTCGGCGAGAAAGCTTCGAGCATCTATCGCAAGGCTGTAGAGAATCGCGGCGACGACATGGGTGACAAGGCTCTGACCGAGCGGTAGTCTGTGCCTTCGAGCACACCGAAACAGGCTAAGTTCATGGCCGCCGTCGCGCATGGGATGAAACCCCGCGATGGCGGCCCGTCTGTTTCCGTGGCAAAAGAATTCTTTCACGCGGATCAGGCCAAGAAGAAAGGCAAACGCACGCGCGAACAGCGCGCAGATCGAAAACGTGCCACCGATGAGTGGGCGCAAGGCAAACGGAAAATACATGAGTAAACGAAATTCATTTGTAACCGTCGACGGCGGGCGCAACAGCGACGGCGGCGGTGATGGCGAAACGGCTGCAGTATCGAAGCGCTCAACCAAAGGCATGCGCCCTGGTCCGGGCACCAAACTGTCCGACTCGAAGACCCCCGCCCCATTCAAAGCGAAAAATTGGAGCCGTGGCGTGAATCGCACGATTGCTAGCAAAGGCACCAGCGATGGCGGCGGTGACGCGCTCAATGACTGGTGTCTCGGCAAGCGCAAGGGGTATAAGTAATGAGTATTGATACAGTTTTTCAACCAACCGGCCCTTTGATTTTGGTGGGCACTACGCCTGTTCGAATCATGTTGCAACCGGAAGCCGGCTCATACTCTATTCGCGTTCGCTGTTTGGCAGCGGCGGGATCGAGCGCTTGGTTTTCATACGGCCCCTCTGCGGCTTCATTGACTGGCGTGACCCCAGCCGCACCTACCGGTGCAACGGTTGCGACCGCGTCCCCAAACACTGTCGGCATGTTTGGGCAGACAGTAGAGACGTTTGAAATTCAGGGCACCGCCTTTATGGTAGCGAGCGCTGCTGGTGCATTTGAAGTGCTTCCGGGACGGGGAGCGTAACGTGACACTTCGAGCGGTAGCTCCTTCGGCGGGCGGCGGTGGTGGTGGCACAGTGACATCCGTCTCATTAGCAGACGGATCCACGACGCCAATATTTGGCATCACAGGTTCACCCGTAACAACGTCAGGCGCGCTAACAGAGACTCTGTTACCTGAACCTGCGAATACAGTGTTTGCTGGGCCCGCCAGCGGTGCAGCTGCGCAACCTACCTTTCGCGCATTAGTTTCCGCAGATATTCCAAATTTAGGAGCAAACCCAACCGCTAGCGTAGGGCTTACAGCTGTAAACGGAAGTGCTACAACCTATTTGCGCTCTGATGGCGCTCCTCCCCTTTCACAAGCAATTGTTCCGACCTGGACAGGGGTGCATACCTTTAGTGCAACCGCCGTATTCAATAACGGTTTTACGGTTAACAGTACAAACATAAACTTTAACGGTTTGTCTATTTTCAATAACGGAATTTTGACATCGTACATCGGTATTACTGGACGCATTTTATCTTTTAATGGAGCTACAGCTTCTGTTGTTGCTACTACAGGATCCATTTCTGGACAAGCTGGCGGTCCGCTATCAGGATCGTTTACGTCAGGCACGACAGGAACTTTAACAGTAGTCATTACGCTTCCAAGTTCTGGAAACGTGGGATGGAATTGTTTTACCAACAATGAAACTCATCCCGTAGCAGCAAATCTTCTGTATCAAAGCGCGGATACAAGTACTTCCGTAACATTGACAGGCACAACCGTATCTGGAGACGTGATAGTTTGGTCATGTCCATTGGCGCGTTAAACATCACACAAGAGTGAGGACTGTATGAAATACAATTTATTGGTTGAGTTGCGCGATCACGAAGATAACGTGGTGAAAGAAGTGATTAAAGGGGCTGAGACGGTCGTTACCGTTAAGTTAGCATTCCTGCGAGCGTTGTTGGCCGATGGGCAGCACAGCGTAGAAGAGAAAATGAACCGCTTCGAGCTTTTTTTGAAGCTTAAAGCACAAGAACTCGTGGATCTCGGTGCTGAGGAAGTATCTCTACTACATAAAGCGGTAGAGATATATTCCACCATGTTCATGGGTAGACTCAAACATTATTTGGATCAAAAAGAAGGGTAACATGGCAGCGAAATCAATTAGCCCGCTGATAGGCGCGCTGTTCAATTCGGTGACTCCTCCTGCAGAAGATAAGAAACGCGCGAAGAAATCACGCGGCGAGAAGTCTGTGACCGAGCCCATGCAGCAGCACGGTGAATTGGCGAACTCCAAAGAGCCGAAGATGCCGACCATGAGCAGACAGATCAAAGATTCTGCGCGCCACGCCAAAGTGCGCGCGACGCAGGATTGGGTAGAAGGTCGTATGTCGACCGAGCAGCACAAGCGCATCCATAATCGCGCGAACCATGTGCTCAGCAACAAAAAGCCGCATGAGTTTAAAGGCAAGAGCGGCGAGCGAATGCCGAAGAAAGGCAGTCTCGGATGGTAATCGTTAGCCAGGTACGGACAGGTAAAGTTTTAGTCACGGCGAGAACGAATCGTCAGTGGCAAAGAAACGGAGCCTAAATGGGCGCTATAGGTAATAGATACCTGCAGGGACTTCCAAACCTGCCTTTTGCTCAGATCAAAGTTTACGCCAATACAGACGTATTCTTAGATTTAGTGTTTGTGGATCACACCGGCACACAGGTAACGCCTACGACCATAAGCATAGAGATAGATGATATCACTAACAGCATAACCATGAATGGCCCGACCGTATTGAGCCCAACAGGCTCTACAACGGGCAACTACATTTATCCAGCGTTTGCCTCGTCCATGTATCTACAGATTGCAGCGGCGCTAATGCAAATGGATTTCCCTTCTATAGGTTCTCAGTATTGTCAAGTCGGGATGACGTTTACAGCCACAGACTCTGTTACAGGCCAGCCGTTTACGTCGACGGCTCCTATCTGTATTATAGAACTAGTAGGCATACCAACCGTTTCTGGAAATTTTCCGTAACATTTTAAAACACGAGGGTGAGATATCGTGCCACGACAGACTAAAGAGCAACGACGCGCGTATCTTCGAACAGCGGAGTTGCTATGACCTTTCAACAAACACTACTAGATGATTTCGTCGTCGTGAAGATGATTGACGAGATTCCAAGTCGAATCAAATTACCAGATTGGCAGCGCACCCTTCGCGGTCGCGTCGTCGCCAAAGGTCCGGGAAGACTCCTGTACAACGGCAAGCGCACAAAGATGGCGTGCAGAATCGGCAACCGCGTCGTGTTCGCGGCCACAGCCGGCATGGAAACATCTTACGCTGGTGAATCGGTGAGAATGATGCGGGATAGCGACGTGGATTGTGTTTTGGTGGGAAAAGAACATGTCGCATAAATCACCAGAAGCGCGTCGCGCATACAAGCGGAGCTTATATGATATTAACTGATGAATTAATAGACGTCAGTAATCGCGTTCGCGTTCTTCGTGATAGAGTCCTTCTTAAACCTTTATCATACTTGCATCCCGTTCTGCTAACGCCAGGTATTGAAGTTCAGAAAGGCGTGATTATTGCCGTAGGATACGGTAGACGTGAACGACGTAAAGTCGCGTTTAAACAATTGGAAGGATACCGTGGTCGCACTTTATACTTTGAAGATGGCGACGAGACAGGACGCATCAAGCCTATGCAAGTAAGAATAGGCGATGTAGTTGAATTCAGTTTCAGAAACATAACCGTCATAGATTTTGACCGGGCAGGTTTCCCAGGTATCGGTGATTTGGTGTTTGTAAACGAGAGCGCGATTTACAGTGTGGATCCAGACGAGTCGCTGAACGAGTGTTTGATGTGGCAGCAGAGCGCTGGATACGACCGTAAGGGCAACTTCATGAGCGGCAGCGAGGATTGGCGTCGTGCCTAACAAGGTGGTATGGCCCACATGCGATCCCGCGACCGTCGCGCCGATCAACAACGGGCGTCCGGATATGTACAACTACATGCCGACGCGCTTCGTCACGCGTGATGAAGCACTTGCACGTGAATGGAAGCATTTCTACATCGGCGAACTGTGCAGGTACGGCCACAAAGCTCCGCGCTACGCGTCAAATAAGAACATCTGCGTCGATTGTGAGCGCCTAAAGGAAGGTCGCACCACGATTGGAGCCAAAGGTGAGGCAGAGTACGTCGAAAAACGACCGTATTCGCAGCCAGTGCGCGCTGGAACAGCTGTCGCACTCAAAGAATTAGAGCCGGATCCGATGGAAAAGCGGTTTTTGACCAAATATGCGGAGCTTCGAAGCTTCTCTAAGGCCGCTGAAGAGTGTGGAAGGCACGAATCGGAGTTTTTAGGCCGACTCAGCTACTCGAAAGTGTTCCGCGACGCCGTGAACCTGCTCGAAGAGGAGTGTGGGCTTGCTCGCACACCGTCATTGACTGAAAAATTCGAGTGGAGCGACGACAAGCGCGTTGTTTTGGCTAGAACCTTCATTGACACCGGCAATTTGATCCTGGCGATGAAAGCAATCGGCGTTTCCAATTACCATTACTTGATGGAGTTGGAGACCAATCAGGATTTTCGCATCCTTATGGATAAATCCGAAGAGATGGCGAAAGGTTTCATAGAGCTAATCGGAGTTGGTCTTGCAATCGACGGCGACTCACGCCTCTTGCAACGGGTGATGGCAGTCAACAACCCTAAGTTTGGTGACCGGATGCAGGTCGACATGAACCTGACTCAGAAAATGACGGATGACCAAATAAATGCAGCACTCCTCAACATTGCAAGACAGCTTGGACATAGAGTCCCAAATTCTCTCCCAGCTGTCGATGCCGAATTTACTGTCACTGAATCGAAACCAGAAGTTGAAGCTTCTGGAGCTGCTTCAGGCGAAGCTGAGACGCAAACAACGGAATCAAATCTCGACCTGGTTTAATACACCAGAGGTTCGCGCCGGTTACCCCAAGCAGATGCAGTTTTTTCGGCATGGGTTGCACTTTACGGAGCGCGGACTATTCGGCGGCAACAGAACAGGCAAGACGCATGCTGGCGTGTATGAAGACGTCTGTCACTTGACTGGAGTTTATCCGGATTGGTGGCCCGGTTGCAAATTCGATCATCCGGTGAACTGGTGGGCCGCCACGGACACCGCGAAGAATACGCGCGACATCTTACAGGAAAAGTTTTGCGGGAAACCAGGCAATATGGCCGCGCTCGGCACCGGCATGATTCCAGGCGATTTGCTCTTACGCCATACGGTTAAGCATGGCATTGCCGATGCGTATGAAAGCGTATTCGTGCGACATGTACCGACTGGTGGCATCTCGACGCTGCAGTTTAAATCGTACGACCAGGGGCGCGAAGCGTTCCAAGGCACGAAGAATGACGGTATCCATCTCGATGAGGAGCCGTCGCTTGATATCTACGTCGAGTGCCTATTGCGACTCATGTCGACAGTGATCGGCGAGCCCAGCGGCATGTTGATTTTGACCATGACGCCGTTGAACGGAATTACGCCACTGATGCTTCAGTACCTCCCTGAACTTTCCCCCATACCGTTAGAAGAGCGGGTAAGCGCACATGGCTAAGGTCGCCGTTCTTCTGGGCATGGATGATGTGCCGCATTTGACGCCTGAAGAGAAAGAAAAAGTTCTCGCGGGCGTTCCGCCGTGGCAGTACGAGTCCCGAACAACTGGTAAACCTGGAATGGGTGCCGGTGCAATTTACCCTATCCCCGAGAGTGAAATTCTTTGTGAGCCATACACCATACCCGACCATTGGCCCCGCTCGTATGGTCTCGATCCGGGATGGAATCGTACCGCAGCCATCTGGTTTGCATGGAATGTTGATAACGGTGGAGTCGTCGCCTACGACGAATACTATCGGGGGCAAGCTGATCCTGCCGTCCACGTCGCCGCAATTAACTCACGTGGCAAATGGATACCCGGAGTAATTGATCCCGCCGCGCAGGCCGCGCGCGGGCTTGCAGGCGAGTTGCTGTTGGACGTCTATCGCGAGTTGGGCCTGATCTTAGAGAAGGCCGATAACGCAGTGGTCCCAGGGCTCGTGCAGTGTTGGGATTGGCTCAGCACCGGCAAATTGAAGATCTTCCGCACGTTGACGCACACGCGCAACGAGATGCGCCTCTATCGTCGCAACGAGAAAGGCGAAATCATCAAGCAGGACGATCACCTTATGGATGCGATGCGCTACAACGTAATGAGCGGTCGCGCAGAGGCGAAGGTGGCACCATCTGGTCAACCAGGCGGCTTGCCGTGGTTTCATTGGAATCCGCCCGCTACTTGGTCGGGCTAACAGGTGAGGTATACATGAGCATTCAGCTGAAGTTCAATCACAAAGACGGCCTGCGCCTTCGACAGCAGATGGCGCATTCCGTAGATCGCACTAGCGATGGTATTGTGGTGAGTGGTAAAGAGTGGCGCTTCGAAGGCGCCGACGTAGATCAAGACCGCGATCTGCGCAAGGTCGACGGTGAAGGTAAGCACATCAAGCTCGGCACGTACACAGTATTTCTTACCGCCGGCATGAAAAATCTGGTGGTGGAAAAGAAAGGTAAAGTCGAGCACATAGATTTCCGCAACAGTTCGCTGCGCAACCAGATGAAGGTCCGCATGCAGACGCTGATTGAGACGAAAAAGGCGAAGGATGGCAAGACGCCGGTCATGGAATGGAAAGACTCTGGCACCGCGCAGTACATTCCACCCAACACGTGGTCTGGAGTTTCTGTTGGCGACGGCGTGCGCTCTATACTAGACGAAATGCCTACGTGAAAAAGGTATGCCCCGAAGTTATTGAAACCAAAGGGTTAGGTTCACTCGGGGATTCGCTTGATGGTATTGAGCGAGCACGCGCATATTTAACAAGGGCGGAACTTCTTTGAGTACTTCGAGTTCTGACAATTACGATTTGATTGGAGATGTGCCAGGCTTCGATGCCGCAGGCGCACGCTCCAATTTGCCGGGCTTCACAGATGTAAATGATCCGGGTACGCTCATGGCCCGCATCAAGCAGTTCTATGATGACGGTGTAGGTGCGTGGGAAGAGAACCGCCGCATGCACTCGGAAGATCTGAACTTCGCTTACAACTCTGAGGCAATGGGTCAATGGGATCCTGTTGTGCTGCAGAACCGTCGTGGCAAACCGTGCTACACGTTCAACCGCGTTCTCGGCCCGATCAATATGGTTGTCGGCGACATGCGCCAAACCAAACCATCCGGAAAAGTTCGCCCAGCGTCTGACGGCGCCAGTGAGCCCGTGGCGGAAGTTTTCGGTGGTCTGTGCCGGTCAATTGAGCAGGCCAGTCGCGCCGAGAACACCTACAAAGAGCAATTCAAGTACGCGGTGGCGGGCGGCTACGGCGCCTGGCGCGTCATGCCGGTGTATATGAAGGATGACGGCAAGGGCGCATTCGACCAAGTACTACGCGTCATCAACATTCCGAATCCGCAAACAGTCATTTGGGATCCGGAGTGCGCGGACGCCTGCGCGGGCGACGCGAATCGTTGCATCATTGCTGAGCGCGTCGCAGAGGACATCTACCATGCATTGTACAAAGATCAGGATGGCGTCAGCTTCAACATCTCGCGGGACAGTTACGGGTGGTTCACCGATAAGGAAGTCCGCATAGCGGAGTACTTCGAGCGCATCCCGTTTGCGAAGCAGATTGCATTGATGACCGACGGCACCGTGAAAGACTACAACGCGGAACTGAAGTCGGTAGAAGCTAAGTTTGACGAGCACGGCATCACGGCCAAGACCCATCCTGGAGTTGTCCGCATTGCCAAAGACAAGAAAGGCAATCTCCGCATCCGCAGCGCTATAAAATGGCGCGTGATGTGGGTGAAAGTCGATGGCTCGAACATCCTCGAAGGTCCGTACGTATATGACTGGAAACGCATCCCTGTGGTGCGTTGCCCTGGTCGCTACGTCAACATAGAGGGACGCAAGAAGTTTCAATCCCTGATCCGTCATTCGAAGGATGCGCAGCGCAGCTACAACAGCCGCGCGTCGGACATGATCGAGCGCAGCGCGCTGATCCCGAAGGCGCCGTACCTCGTCACTGAGGCGATGATCAAAGGTTATGAGAACGAGTGGCAACAGGCGAACGTGCAATCGCGTCCGTTCTTGCCATACAACGTCGACCCGAAGGCGCCAAATCAGGGCATGCCGTTCCGCGTCGAGCCTATCGATATGCCCCAGGGCGCGCTCGCGCTCGCGCAGATGGCGCTCCAGGACATTCAGGCGACGACCGGCTACTTTGATCCGGCGCTTGGCAATGCTGATGACATGAATCGTGTCAGCGGTAAGGCGCTCGTGCAACACACGCGTCGCAGTGATCTAGGCTCATACGAATTTGTTGACGGTTATGGCGAAGCCATTCAGCTGACCTGGGAGATGTTCATCGACATGATCCCTACGGTGTACGATTCGGAGCGCGTGGAGCGCATCATCGGACACGACGGCATCGAGAAGATGATTTCTCTCAACAAAGCTGGCGAAAACGGCGACATCATGAACGATCTCAGCGAGGGATCGTACGATGTTACCACCACGATTGGTCCGAGCTATCAGACCGCGCGTCAAGAGACACTGGCGACACTTATCGATGCGGCAGCGTCTGTACCGAGCGTCGCGCAATTCTGTCCGGATCTTCTGGTCTCGAACATCGACTCTCCGGATGCGCAGGAAATGGCGCGCCGGTTGCGCATCCCGCTCATCTGGCAGGGCATCGTCACGCCAACGGAGAGCGAGAAGGCGGCAGGTATCCCGAAGCAGCCTAACGACCCGACGAAGATGCTCGAACAGCAGCTCCTGCAGTCGCGCGTCCAGGACATGCAAGGTAAGGCCGCCGTCAGCCAGAGCCGTGCGCAAGTGGCGCCGCTCGAACAACACAAGCAGATTTACGAGACCGCTGGCAAGCATCTCGCGAACCTGAAGCTTGCGCATGACATGGGTAACGATCAGGTCGCCGCGCAAGCTGAAGCAAGCGCTGCGGCTGCCGATCAACAGCAGCAACAGCAGCAGCATCAGCAGGACATGCAGCACCAGCAACAGCAGCAGGGAATGAACATGCAGCAGCAGGGTGACCAGCACGTCGCGGATTTGAGTGATCAGGCCCGCCTGCACGCCGCCGATTTGAAACGACAGAATGATTTACATCAGCAGGCGAT